ATGTAATGTTTACACCTTTAAATTTAGATAATGCTCCAAGTTTTGAAGCTTTTACTGCAAGACCAGCACCATCTAAAGGTATGTACCCTAACTTTGATATAAGAGAGGTAACTCATGCTGGCTGAATTATTAACAGGAGCTTTTTTAATACTCATAGTTATTGTAGGTCTTTTACTATATATTATTAAAATTATAGAAAGACACGATGAAAGAAAGTTATCAGAAAGACTTTCTAGGTATCATAGACCAGGTGATAGTTTTGATGATGTTCGTTTTAAGGACTATGAGAAGTAAAGAATTGTCTTAAAAGGTAAATTTTTAATTATTCTAAAATTATAAATAAAAACTAACAAGGAGAATAAAATGATAACAGATCACAATTTTGACTGCAGTGGCTGTCTTAAATTTAATACTAAAAAAGACATTGAGTTTGTATTTGTAAGTACACAACTTACTGGTACTTTTGAAGGTGTATCTGCTACATTCGAAAAGTATCTTCAATCTATGTTTAATTCAATGATAGATAATTTTGATTTAGTAGAGCCTAAAACTAAAAATGCTATGTATGAAATAACTTCAATTAAAGAGGAGAATAAGTAATGGACGCAAAATATAGAGGCTTTGAAATAAAGTATTTAGGCGGTGGTTTTCAACTTTATGAAGGTGGGTTTCTTAAAGAAACTCATTCTTGTCAAGACGATACTGCAACTAAAAGGTATAAATCAATGCAACGAATAGATGCTATACATCGTCATCGTAGACAAGAAGATGATAGAAGTATTGAAAGAGTAGATGCGCAAGTTAGAGCAACTAGAGATATGGGAGTATAATATTGTATTAAAATGTTTTTAATAGTTTATTCTGTAATTATAACTAAACTTATAAAGGAGAAAGCAAATGAATAAAGATATTAAATTTTGTAAGATTCAACTTAAAACTTGCAAAGAAGGTATGAAAAGTTTCGTTTATGAAGATACTTATATTACCGATCCTACTCTAGACGAAACAGGAAAATATCCAGTAGACCCTAAAAAATATTACAATCTTACTGATTCTCAAGTAGAAGAAATGAGAAAAGTAAATCTTCCAATTCTTGAGAAAGATACAGATAATTATAAAGAAATAACAGGGAGTAAAATATGACTGACGATATAGAAAAAACTTGTGTTATTTGTAATAAAAAATTTAATGGTTGGGGTAATAATCCATCACCTATTAAAGACGAAGGTGAATGCTGTAATAAATGCGACAACGAAATAGTAATTCCAGCTAGAGTGGAGAAAATGTATGGCAAATAAAAAATTTTGGAAATTAGCTGTTTATCGTACTGATAGATTATTAGGCGGACACGAGGAAGGTGGTTGGTATTATACTGCTGGTGAGAGAATTAAAGAAGGTAAACTTAACTTTAATGATCCTCGAAAAGCTTTTCGTGCTTGTCATTTATTTAATAAGTTATTTGGTAAAAAATGGAATTCGATAGAATACGGTATATCTTGCGATGTTTATTATCGTGGAACACCAGATTATTTTCCTAAGCATAGACCTTATTATTCTTAATATTGTTTTAGAAGGTTAATTTTTTTATATTCTTATTTTATATAAAAATAACTAACTAGGAGAAAACGATGAAGATAACTGCTTACATACCAGTACAATTTTATAATTACGAAGATATTAAAATTGATACACTAGATAAACTTAGGGAACATTTATTTTTACCGCCTGAGGATTTTAGAAATTTAAAAGATTTAACTGAGGCAACACAGAATAGAAGTAAGTTAAAAAGGTTTCCTATATATTTAGATAAAAAACAAGCCGAATGGGATTCTACTTTCTTTACTGGAGCTGAGGAAGGCGACTATGGGAAAGTATTAAAAGTAAGTATTAATATTGAGGAAGTAGTTTACAATCAGTTAGAAGAAGAACAGCAAATTCTAAATAAAAATGTTTAATTGGGATTTATTTTTTTTATTCTTAATTATTAACTAACTAATAAACGAGGAGTAACTATGGATAAGCTAAAAAAAATCTTTGATAAAATAGATAAAACAGCACTAGGAGAATTAGATTTTACTAAAGAATTACCTTGTGTTGGAGAAATAATAAATCACGTAGATAAATCACATGGAAAAATATTCCATGACAAAGAAGGAAATAAAACTTTTTACGAACAATATGACGGATATTATATAACTACTTCAGCGTGGGAAGGTCTACATGATGTCAACGAATTTATTTATTTCATTAAACACTACGACTTAAATGTTTAATTAGGCTTATTATTTTTTATTCTTATTTATTAACTAACTAATAAAAAAGGAGTAATTATGGATATATCTAAAAAAACGATTAAAGGATACATCGTAAATAATATAGACTTTCAACCAAAAAAGACAATCGAAAACGATCCAGTATCGTACATGGCCTTTCCAGCTCGTTTCGATTTAGACTTTGATACAGATAAATCTCAGTATCGAGCAATTTCTATCTTTTTAAATAAAGAGGACGCCTTAGAACACTGTGATTTTATTAAAAGTAATTATGGTGAGACAGCTATTATCAAAGAAGTAGAAATTAATATTAAATAGGAGAAAACGATGCTTCAATATAAAAATAAAAATGGTGATACAATTAAAAAATACGAAGATGATTGCGATGAAGGTGATTTATTTTTTAACGATAAAAAGGTTGGTATTTTTACTATAGAGCACGATAGTAAGCTAGGAAGTTACTATCATATTACTCTTAATAATGGGAAACAATTTCACGATCATTACTTCGATGATTACGATTTAGTTAATGAAATAGATAAAATCAAATAGTTTACATCAGATAATTAATCGCTATATTGGATAAATATGGCGATAACTATAGACCAAATCAATCAACAAATAGAAGCTACTTTATCCTCAATGGAAAAGAAGTTCTGTGAGGGTATAGCACAAGGAAAAGGTAAGAGAGAAGCGGCTGTTTACGCAGGTTACTCTGAAACTTCAGCTCACGTACAAGCTGCCCGCAACTTAAAGAAAGATAAAATTATCCAGTATATTGATAGATTGCGTGCTGATACTAGGCGCTTGACCAGTGAATCTATATCCAAAGAGGTTGAAAAGCTAGATAAACTGTATGTTGAGGCTAGTTCGAAGAAACAATATACAGCAGCAGTCAATGCGATAAGACTTAAATCTCAGTTGTTGGGGTTTCTTGTTGAAAAGAAAGAAGTTCAACACTCAACCCTAGACACGATGAACGATGATGAGCTGGCCAAGTATCTTGATCAAATCAAATCAGATCATAATTTAGATAGTTAGTTGTTGCTGTCTGTTGAGGACGGATTGTTGAAACTTGTTGAAATAGCTCTAGTAGGATCAGCCTGGATCCTCGAGGCTAGGGCGCAGGGCGGATCCGCAAGGATCACGAGATATAAAAAATTTTTTTAAAAAATCCCGACTAATCACGTAAAAAAACTATCGTCACGATTAGACGATAAAATTACTAAAATTAAAAAAAAGAGTTTTTTAAGTATAGAAAAAATATAAAAGAAAATTAATTATTAATTAAAAAATATAGAAAGTTAAAAATGATTATATACTTATTTAAAGATTTTATTTTATTCTTATTATTACTTAGTTTATTAAGCTATTTAATATAAGAACGAAACGAGAACATTTAGTTTAGAATAGTTATAAACTAGATAAAATATTTATTTTACTTTTATTAAAAAATAACTATTATTATTTTATCTTTTAAAAATTAAATCTTTTAATAATTAAAAGAGTTTTTAAAAGAAATAGAAAGTAGAAAAATGAAAAATATAAAAAACGATAAAAAAGAAAATAATCTAAAAGAAAATAAAATAGCTTTATCTTTTAGAGAATTCGAAAATAAAAAAGTCTTATTTAGATTTTTTAATACTAAGCGAGAAAAATCTCTTAGTTTCGCTATATACGAAAAAGCGAAATTTTCGAAAAATATTAAAGACGCTTTTAATAACGATTATCGTAAAGTAGATATCGAATACGATACTACGAAAAATAATCGTTTTAAAAAAGTTAATCTTTTAATCGATATTAATTCTTATTTAGATAAATCGAAAATTAATCTTTATAGAGATTTAATAAATTCTAATAAAGAGTTTATAAAATCGAATAAAGTCGATAACGATTTAATCGAAAATATTAAGTATTTCGAAAATAGAATTAACGATTTAAAATAATTTAATTCTAATCTTAAAGACTAGCGAATTAATTTTCGCTAGTCTTTTTTTTATTCTCTTTTTAATTTTTTCTTTTTTAAATTCTCTTTTTAAAAAAAATAAAATCGTATTAAGTTTAATTAAAAAAAATCGTATAAAGTTTAAAATCTATTATAGTCTAGTAGTGGAGAGAGTAGTAGAGTGGGTGTAGAATGACTTATATGCGTATAAATTTTGTAGTAAAAATTTTTGTTTTATTTTAATACTGTACAATGGCTTTTTTAAATAGTAGCATTCCACCTATATATTGTAAAATTCGTAAGGAGTATTTATATGATTTACAGAAACATCATGGAGAAAGCGAAGACTGTGTTATCTTTGGTCTCACAAGTATCGCAGGTCGTGGTCTCCTTTTTAATATCATGCTGGAAAATGGTGCCTGCTTTTGGCGCTTGCCTATCTCAGCGTTTTTCGAAAAATCACATGACAGAGCCGAAGTGCCAGATATGTCGATTGACGAGCTTCAACTGTGGAATAGTTTTAGTTATTATCATAGTATTAATCACTTTGCTTTTTTAGAAGGACAACGAGCCAAATATTTTGGAAAAGATAAAAAATTGTATACTGGTGAGTATCTGTTTACTGTTGACTGGTGTCACCCTGATGCCAATCTTCTTGATACAGATCATTCTGAAATTCCTCAGGAACATAAGTGCGCTCATATATTGGAGCTTGACAATGGTAATTACGCTGCTCAGCCTAATAACAGGATACTATGGAATATTAATTCGTTCACTACCAGAAACGAAGTTCCTGACTACAAAGTTCAAAACACCGAATGGAACGTAGAGAATAAAGATTGGCAAACTGATGACACAGATAATTTCTTTTACGAAATTCAAGAAAAAAAATAATTATCCTGATCATCGGTTCGGGAGTGCTTGTCTTCATCGTAACGACCTGTGGATCCTTATACCTAAAAATGCGTCTTCTACAATTAAAACTATAATTCATGGTAAAGAAGTAATTAGTCTAGTAAATTTTGCCGATGATCCTTTATTACTTAAAAAAAACGTTATCGCTATAACAAGAGAGCCAATAGAAAGATTTATATCAGGATATCTAACATGTATTTCTAGAGGGCCTATTACTAAAATTTTAAAATTTAGAGATAATCCATTTGATAATCTAGTAAAGTTTGTAGACGATTTAATTATCAATGGCCCAGCTGATGAACATGTAGAAAGACAATCATGGTTTCTTCCTAACAAAATTGATAAATTTATTAAAATAGAAAATTTAAAATTTAAAGAATTATATAATAAAAACAATCATCCTTTAAAACATAGACTATATAACTTTCTTATAGAATCACCAGAATTGATTTATAATCTTAAAAATTTTTATCAAAAAGATTTTGTTTTATATAATCAATCTTCGTGATATGGATTGTTTATGACTATATCTATATTACTTCCTACTCGTAAGCGAG